CAGTTGAGCGACCTGAGGGACTCGGGCTGCATCGAGCAGGACGCCGACATGGTGGTTTTCATCCACCGGAAGATCACTCCTGGGCTTTCCCAGGAACTCCAGGAAAAGACCGCTGAACTCCATGTTGCCAAGCACCGCAACGGCCCCTGCGGGATGGTCCCCTTGGCCTGGGACGGTGCGTTGAGCCGCTACACCGAGATCGACCGCAACACGGAATGGGAAGGCCCAAGTTTCACGCCAGGTCATCAAGTCGAGATGCCGTGGGAGGACGCCGTATGAAACGAATCCGCAGAATCGATCTAGACCACCTCAAGCGCGTCCGAGCCTTGCCATGCATTGCCTGTGAAATCAGCAGGAGCCAGCAGACAACGCCAACCGAGGCCCACCATATCCGCCGGAGGGAGGACGGGCAACTCTACGGGGCAAGCCAAAAGGCCCATGACGATGAGACGATCCCGCTTTGCTATCACGACCATTGGAACGGGGTGGGGTCCATCTGGACGCACCGGGGGTTCGAGGCTGAGTTTGGGAATGAACGCGACCTGCTGGCTATGACCCTGGAACGCCTCAAGACAGGGGTGGCGGCATGAAGTTCCCAACCTTCCACCTCCAGCCCCTCCCGCACCCTTCCCGTAGAAACTGCTTGGAAGCGATCAAGACCGCGCCCGATGGCTATGTGGTCACGATCCAGGAGGAAACCCGGACCCAGGAACAAAACCGCCTGCTCTGGCCCCTGCTGTCCCTCTGGGCCAAGCACCAGCAACTGGCCGTGAACGGGGTCAAGATCCACGTCACCAAGGAAGCCTGGAAGGTAGCGCACCTCGCCGACTTCAGGCACCAGCATGGTGAGGTGGCCCAGTTTGCCCTGACCCCTGGAGGAATCCTGATCCCCATGGGTTACGAAACCAAGGCGATGCCCAAGGGAGAGTTCCGAGACTTCCTGACCTATGTCCTGGCTGAAACCAGCATGAAGGGCATGGAGCTTCCCCCCCGAATCGACTACTCCGAATGGCTTCAGAGGTGCGCATGAACCTTCAACCCAAGGAATCCGAAATCCAAGCCGCCATCATCCAGGCATTCAAGGTCAAGCACCGAATCACCCTGATCCCCATCGATGCGGGCGGGAAGGGCTTCAGGGGTGCTTCAGGAGGAAGGGGCCACTCAGGTATCCCCGAAGGCTTCCCCGACCTGTTTGGGGTTATCCCAGGCTCAGGGGTGGCCCTCTTCATCGAAGTGAAGCGTCCCGGCTGCAAGCCCAACCCGAAGCAACGGGAATTCCTGAACTGGCTTGAGTCGCAGGGAGCGGTGGCGTTCTGGGCTGCTTCGGTCGATTCCGCCTTGCACAACTATGACGAGGCGACGAAATGGAGGGCGACAGCATGAAAGGACGCCGAACAACCGACCCAGAAACCGGCGATTGGTATGTCTACGCGCTTGTGGACCCACGCGATCAAGGGATCTTCTACATCGGGAAAGGCAAGGGCCGCAGAGCGTTCCAGCACGAATTGGAAGCCAAGCGTGGCAGGGTGAGGAACGCGAAGAAGCATGAGCGAATCCAGCAAATCCTTGCGGATGGTCACGCGGTCCATGTGGAAATTCTCGCCACCTTCGATGATGAAGAAGCGGCCTATGCCCACGAGGCTGAACTCATCCGAGATCAACAGAGCTTGTTGAACATGATGCCAGGAGGTGGGGGGGCCAGAAGTATCCCCATCGCAGTTGCAAGTGCCACGGCTGGGCTGAAAAGGGCTGAGGCAACGCTGCGTCGGGTAATGCCGTTTGACCAGTGGGTAGCAAAAAGAAACCCACCGGCCTGGATGCTTCCGATCCACCAGGACGTGTGCGAAAACCTGCGCGAGTTAGCTTTGCGATGCCGCCAGGTGATAGACAAATGGAGGGCCGCGTGAACCATCGCCAATCGTCTTTCGTGCGCGAGTATCTGGTAGACCTCAACGCCACTCAGGCCGCTATTCGGGCAGGCTACAGCAAGAAGACCGCCGGTCAAATCGGGGATGAAAACCTCAAAAAACCTGAAATCAAGGCTGCGATCCAGCAGGAAATGGATAAACGGGCAGCAAGAACAGGTATAACAGCGGATAGGGTTATCAAGGAACTCGCCGCCATCGGGTTTGCAGACACGACCAAGGCCGTATCGGTTAGGCGTGGACAGGTAAGGGTGGAGGACACCGCCAGCCTGGACGATGAAACGCGCCGCGCCATTTCCGAGATCCGGCAGACCACGACCACCAACGGCGGGAGCCTGAGCATCAAGTTCCACGACAAAAAAGGTGCGCTTGAGCTATTGGGCCGACACCTGGGCATCTTCGCTGATGCCACCGAAGATGACGCGCCGCCTGTCCAGCGCGTGGAGATCACCATCAAGGACGGGCGCAAGGCATGACCACCATTACGCCCACCTTCAACCGCCCGCAGGCCCGCACTAGGCCGGAAGCTCGCCAGCTAGGTCTAGACCGTTATGAAACTGGGAAACCGTGCAAGCGTGGCCATATTTCTGAAAGGCGGACCAAAGACGGTCATTGCATGGAATGCGAGCGTGAATATGACCGCAAACGGACACCCATTCGGAGCAAGACGGAAGGGTGGATTGCCGTCCAGATCAAGGCCCGCATAAAACTCAAACAGGAGGTGGTGAACCACTACGGCGGGAAGTGTGCATGTTGTGGAATCACGCGCCTTGAATTCTTGTGTTTCGACCACATCAACAACGATGGCGGTGCCCATAGGCGGGTTATTGGTAGGCAGCCTATGGCTAGGTGGCTCAAGGCGAGTGGCTTCCCGGAAGGGTTCCAGGTCTTGTGTTGGAACTGCAACTCGGCAAAGCAGATTCTGGGTGCTTGCCGGTGCCAAGAGGGGGCAGCGTGACTGTTGTGACCCCATCATTCAACCGGCCACAAGCTGAGTTCTTATCCCGTGAGGAAAAATTCAGAGCCTTTGTTGGTGGCTTTGGGTCTGGCAAGACATGGGTTGGATGTGGAGGTATCGCAAAACACTGCTATGAGTTCCCTAGAGTCAACTCCGGGTATTTCGCGCCAACCTATGGGCAGATCCGGGACATCTTCTACCCCACGGTCGAAGAATCCCTGCACGATTGGGGCCTCCGCACCCGCGTTAGGGTGGCGAATCACGAGGTTGAGGTCTACCGGGGCCGTGTGTTCATGGGGCAGATCCTTTGCCGTTCCATGGAAGACCCCGGCTCTATCGTGGGCTTCAAGATCGGCCATGCCCTGACGGATGAGATCGACACCATGGCGATGCCCAAGGCGACGGACGCATGGCGCAAGATCATCGCCCGTATGCGCTACAACGTGCCAGGGCTGCGGAACGGGATCGACGTTGTGACCACTCCCGAGGGCTTCCGGTTCGTCTATGGGGCCTTCGTGCGTTCGATCCGTGAACGTCCAGAGCTGGCGGGCATGTATGGGATCGTCCAGGCCAGCACGTATGAGAACGAGATCAACCTCCCGCCCGATTACATCCCGTCCCTGCTGGCTTCCTACCCACCCGCGCTCATAGATGCCTACATCAACGGGCAGTTCGTCAACCTCCAGACTGGGACGGTCTACCAGGCCTATGACCGCACCTTGAACGATTGCCGGGACGTTGCCGAGGCGGGAGAACCCCTGCACATCGGCCTAGACTTCAACGTCGGCAAGATGGCTGGGATTGTCCATGTGAAGCGGAACGGCCTTCCCCGCGCCGTGGATGAGATCATGAACGGATACGACACGCCGGACATGATCCGCAAAATTAAAGAGCGTTTCTGGCCCTATGAAGGGGGCAGATACACCCTATCCCGGCAAATCTTCGTGTATCCAGACGCAAGCGGTGGTTCTCGGAAGTCGGTTAACGCATCGGAAACCGACATTGCCTTGCTCAAGGCCGCAGGATTCACCGTCAAGGCTCCAGCGGCGAACCCGCCCGTGAAGGATCGCATCAACGCCATGAACGGGATGTTCCTCAATTCCGAAGGGGAGCGGCGCTACCTGGTGAACGCCGACCTTTGCCCCACCTATGCCGACGCGCTGGAACAGCAGGCATGGGCGGCAAATGGAGAACCCGACAAGACCACCGGGCACGACCACGCGTGTTTCGCCGGGGAGACGTTGGTCGAAACCGATCAAGGGGTGCGGCGAATTGATGCACTACCTGCCTCCGGGCTTATCCGTGGATTCAATGGAGAGTTCGTATGCTACGAGAACGCTGGGAGGACGGGAATAGCGCGGAAGGTGGTCAAGGTTGACTTCTCCGATGGGCGGTCTGTTGTCTGTACGCCTGAACATAAATTCTTGACCATGAATGGATGGGTTGAAGCAAAAGACCTCTTGACGACCACCTGTTACGACTGGATACTTAGTAAGACAGGGGGCCAATTATGGTCGAAATTGTTAGCGGAACGAAACAGATTTTCAACGGACTTCCTTATTGGAAGTGTGGGTTCTATTTCCAGCGGTTCGGGAAGCGATTACACCGGGCCGTGTGGGAGTTCCACAACGGGGAGATCCCTTCCGGGTTTGCTGTACACCACATTGATGGAGACCGGGCAAATAATCAAATTGACAATCTTGCGCTTATGCCGATGGCTGATCACGCCGCCCATCACATGGATGACCCAGGGCGAAGAGAATTATCAGAAGAAGCAATCAAGCGTGCCAGCGCTAAGGCCGCTGAGTGGCATGGATCAGAAGAGGGAAAGAATTGGCATAAGCGGCAATACGAACTACACGGGGCAAAACTACACAAGCCATTTGCTGGGGTCTGTGTCCAATGTGGGAAGCACTATGAAACCCTGGACGTTGGGAACAATATGTTCTGCTCTAAATCGTGCAAAACAGCACACAGAAAGGCTTCCGGGGTCGATAACGAGGCGAGAGATTGCGCTCATTGTGGGAAGTCTTTCCAGACCAACAAATATCAGCCCGTCAAATACTGTTCCAGGGAATGCAGAGTTCAAACCGCGTGGGGTATCCGTCGTAAGGGTAAGTCCTGCGGGTGAACAGGATGTATTTTGTCTGACCGTGCCCGGACATGGATGCTTCGCGCTCCATTCCGGGCTTGTTGTGTCTAATTGCGATGCAGGCGGGTATTTCATTCACTCCGAATTCCCCCTCATCAAGCGCGTTGCCACCGTTTCCGCCTTCCGCATCTAGGAGCCGAGCCATGGACCGTAAAGCCGACGCCGTTGAAATCCTGGTTCGCCATCAGGAAGCCGTTCTGATTCGGTTCGGCAGGCCGCTGGACAAGGCCCGGAAAGAGGCTGAGTCCATTGTGGAAACGGTCCTGATCGACATGGAGCGCATCGGCCTCCAGGACGTTTACCTTGGCGTGGCCCTGCGCCGGTCACGGGTCTACCGCCTGCGGAGCCAGGGACACACGTTCAAGGTCATCTGTGAGCGGCTGGGGATCTGCAGGAAGCAGGCGCACACCGATTACAGGTCAGAGATGCTGCGGCGGCGGGTCGGGTGAGGTTGTAACCCCGCGCTACACACCCCGCGCCCGAATCTGGCGACCGGGGGAGGCGGTGCCTATCCGCGCACCCCGGCTTTGCCGGTTTCCCCTCCCCCAAACTTCGCCATGACCGAACATTTCAGCTATGCCGAGCTAACCAAGACAGAGACAGGCATCCCCAATGATGCCCCGCTTGAGCTTGCGGGGAACCTGACACGGCTTGCCGAGATGCTTGAGCAGGTGCGGTCCCTGCTGGGGGACTTCCCCATCAAGATCAACTCAGCCTACCGAAGCCCAGAGGTAAACAAGGCTGTCGGTGGCGTCTCGACTTCCCAGCACACCCGAGGCCTTGCTGCCGACTTCAACCCCGGAAACGTGTCCAAGCATGTGGCCTTCGACCTGATCCGGGCCAGTGAGATCCAGTTCGACCAGTTGATTGTGGAGCCGACCTGGATTCACATCAGCGTCCCAGAGGAAGGCAAGGCACCGCGCCGGCAGTGCCTGGTCGCCAGCGTGAACGGTGGCCGGATGCGTTACGAGGTGCCCCGTGGGTAGCCTCATCAAGCGCCTGCTGGACACCACGGACCCCACCGCATCCATGCGGCACTTCGCCTACCTGCTGGTTATCGCCTGCGGGTGCGGCTGGCTGTCGTTCTCGCTCTACCGCCCTGGGCTGAACGCTGAATGGGTGACTTCATTCGGGCTCCTGCTGGCCGCTGTGACCACTGGGAAGGTAATGGGCAAGGACGGAGGCCCCAATGCTGTTTGACCTGGATGGGCTCCTGGATGGCGTGGGAACGGCCCTGATCGTCGGGCTTCTGGTCCTGTTCGCCGCTGCCATGGGTGCCGTTTACGTGTTCCGCAACCAGCGCAACGCCGCCCGCGCTGAACTGGCCCTTGTTCGTGCCCAGGCCGAAGCCTACGCCAACGCCGCAACCCTGGCCCAAGCCGAGGCCAAGCGACACCGGGACGAGTTCAGGGCCTACCAGGATTGGGTTTCCAAGAACCCTGCCCCGAAAGACCCCGAAGCCCTGCGGCGCTGGGTGCTGGAAGCGGGGAAGCGATGAAGAAGCCAGCCGCCAATGACCTGGTCGCACGGTGCGCGGAAGTCGCTGCCAAAGCTCCACGGATCAAGGCCTATGTCCTGCTCTACGAGGAACAGGACGGGGCAGTCAAATACCACCGGGACGGGTCATTTGCGGCCCAACTCGGCATGGTCGAACTCATGCGACACGGCATCGTCCACGGGCTTGGTCACTCGGAGGGCGAAGATGAGGATTAGCCTTGCTGCGTTCTGCTCCAAGTGGTTTTGCCACATCTGGATTACCAATCGAAAGGCGAGGCGTGCGCATCGCATCTTCCCGGCAATCATCCTGGGGCTGTCAATCCTATGCGGCTGCAAACCCAAGCCCTGCGTTTCGCCTGTTCGTGGGATGGTCCTGGCTCAGAGGCCAGTTGACCGACTCCCGGCCTTGCCGCCTGACGCGCCGCTTGAGAAGGCAGTTGAAGCCGCGGTGCTGGACCGCGCCGACTGGAAGAGTTACGCCGAAGGCCTGGAGGAAATCCTTGAGGCCCTGGGCGCTGTGAAGGAGAAAAAATGAACACGGCGACGATTGCGGGAATCATCCTGTCGGCATGCGGTGCGCTCATCCTTGGTATGGCTGCGCTCATCAAAACGATGGTGGTTGGCAAGCTGGAAGAACTCCAGAGATCCATGGACGAGATGTGGGGAAAGCATCACAAGCTCGACATTCGCGTCACCCAGCTTGAAGCCGAACACCGGATGCACTCCTGCATCTACGGTCGCCGCCAGGGTGACGAATGAACCCCGTCGCTGAACCCTCCAGCCTCCAGGCCGAGCTTGAGTCCAAGCGCCGCGTCTGCCGTGCCCTGGTCGAAGGCACCGAGGCCATGCGGGCGGCTGGCAAGACGTATCTTCCCCAGTTCCCTGCCGAATTGCCCGATGATTACGAGGCCCGGAAGAAAAGCACGGTCCTTCTGCCCGCATACCGTGACGCCATTGACCTTGCATGTGGACTCATTTTCCGCAAGGAAGTCGAGGAAGGCGAGGGCGTTCCCACCGATGCGGAAGAATGGCTGGATGACATCGACCGGGAAGGCCGGGACATCACCCAGTTTGCCGAGGCCGTGCTGCGGGATGCCTTCAACGGGGTGAGCTACATCGTCGCGGATTACCCGACCGTGCCCGCTGGCTCCACCCTGGCCCAGGAACTCGCCATGGGTGCCCGCCCGTATTTGGTCCATGTGAAGGCCGAACAGGTGCTTGGCTGGCGAACCCAGCGCATCAACGGCCAGAACGTCTTGACCCAGTTCAGGTATCGGGAATGCACGACCGAAGCCGACGGGCCGTTTGGTGAACGTGCCGTTGAACGTGTCCGGGTGCTTGAACCCGGCATGGTGAGCGTCTACGTCAAGACCCAAGACAACAAGGACTGGGTCTTGGACCCGGAAGCCTCCGGCCTCGTCACCCTCAAGGAAGTTCCTGTTGTGCCGTGCTACACCGGGCGCACTCAGTTCATGGCTGGGGCTCCACCGCTGCTCGATCTGGCATACAAGAACGTCCAGCACTGGCAGGCTGACAGCGACCTCCAGAGCGTCATCCACAAGACATGCGTTCCCCTCCTGCTCACCATCGGCGCGAATCCCGGGGATGCCGTGGTCGGGCCTTCGTCTGTCATGTCTGTGCCCATGAACGGCGATGCCAAATGGCTGGAGCTTCAGGGATCGAGCATCCCAACCGCTCAAGCCAACCTCGAAACCATCAAGGCCGAAATGCAGGCCATGGCCGGGAAGATCCTCGACAAGGGCGTGGTCAAGACCGCCACCCAGGCAGGTATTGAATCCACCCAGGCCATGAGCCGCATTCAGGCTTGGGCGCTCGGCATCCAATCCGCCCTGAACCATGCTTGGGCGCTCTGCGGGAAGTGGATCAACACCGATCTCGGCACCCTGGCCGTGAATTGCGATGTGGACACCTCCAGGCCTGATGCCCAGTTCCTGACCGAGATTCGCAACGCTTGCGCGGGTGGCCTGCTCACCAAGGAAACCTATCTCAAGATCCTCTTCAATGCCGAGGTGCTTCCCGAAGGCTTCGAGATTCAAGACGAACTGGATCGCCTCGAAGCCCAGGCCCCAACCATGACCGAGATCCCGCCCAGGGTGCCCGCCAAGAAGGAACCCGCGACGGGTGAGTGATGAACCTCGCAACCCGAATCCACGACCAGGCCATCCGTGACACAGTCCGAGCCCTGCGCTACGAGGCGGGCCTGTCAAAACGTGCGCTTGCCCACCTGCGGGGCCTGGAAAGGGATATTCTCGTCGCCCTGGCCGATGCCGGGGACATCACCACGCAAAAGCGGCTCAAGGCGCTGCTGTCCGAAGTCAAGGCCGCTGCCGGGGACCGTTACGAGGCCGCGCAATCCCTGCTTGATGAGGAAATGCCCCAATTCGCCCAGGCCCAGGCCGCAAACATGGTCGAAGGGCTTAACGGGCTGCTCAAGGTGGATATTTTCAATCTGACCATGACCTCGGACCAGGCCCGCGCCATCGCTTCAAACGTGCTGATCGAGGGCGCTCCATCTGCCGATTGGTGGGCGGCTCAAGAGGCTGACACGGTGCGGCGGTTCGGGAACATCGTGCGCGGCGGCATGATGCGCGGGGCCACCGGCGACGAAATGGCGCGGGAAGTGCGCGACCTCATGGGCACCTCAATGCGAAATGCCCAGTCCTTGGTGCGCTCCAGCGTCATCACCACGAACAACGCGGCCCACATGGCGGTATTCGAGGCCAACTCTGACATTGTCAAAGGGGTGCAGTGGGTTAGCACACTTGATGTTAGGTCATGTTTGAGATGTGCAAATCTGGATTCTAAGACCTGGAAGCTGGACGAGTCCCACCCCATCCCCGCGCTTCACTGGGGCTGCAGGTGCGCCATCATCGCCCAGACCAAAAGCTGGGAAGAACTCACCCGTGAATTCGGCGGAAACACCGAACTCGGCAGGATGCTCGACCAGATGCCGGAGGGGACCAGGGCCTCCATGAATGGGCAAGTCGCGGCCTCTACCACCTATGAGGACTGGCTTTCGCGCCAGGACGCCAAGACCCAAACCGAGATCCTTGGGCCAGCACGGCAGAGGCTCTACAACTCCGGGAAGCTCACCCTGCGCGACCTCACGGACCAGTCAGGGCACGAACTGACGCTGAAGGAACTCGCCAAAAAATAAGGGCCGGAACGAATCCGGCCCACCTTGCCCTAGCACGCCTGGCCCCGCCTCTCCATGCCCTTCCGCTCCCGGCCGTGCCCCGCCTAAGAACAATTCAACCACTTCTTGGGCGCTGCCATCGCCTGCAAACTCGCCATCTTATTGACTGCGTCCACATTCTCTTGCCGTTGTGCATCTGTGAGCATGTCTTGGCGCACGAACACAATGCGCTTCATGCCCTCTGAGATTGCCTTGCGAATTGTGTCCTTGGCGTCTTTGAGTGCAACAGATGTTTGCTCTCCGGGCTTGACCACCGCATATCCGGTGCCCCAAACATTCACGAAATCCATACAGTGATTGGTGAGCATGTGTTGGCGGAACTTCTGGAGGCAACGAGCCATGCTCGCCTGGAAATCCCGTTGCTGTTTAGCTGTCTCAGGCATCTCCAGGCCAAAGTGATCCACGAACCACTGAAGCGGGACGGTATCGCCATAGCCGAATTCAGAGGCCAGGAAGTCTTCCACGGCCTGTTTCCAGAGGGGTGATTTCTTGACCTCTTCCATGTCTCACCTCAAAAGGTGCAGGGGCACGACTCCCCGCGTATTAACGCCCTGCCGTTCCGAGCCCCGCCTTGCATTGCCCCGCCAGGCCGTGCCCCGCCTTGACGGTCCATTGCGGTGCTGTCGCACCATCCAAGAGCATCCAGCGCCCCTCGATGGTGCGGCACGAAGCCGCACACCCTTGCCATGTCCTGCCAAGCCTCTCCATGCCGTGCCGAACCATGCCACGCCAAACCATGTCAGATTTTCACTCCACAACCTCAGCCTCAAACCGCCCAAACCGAGGCCTGAAATCCCCGATCCCCTTACACTGTCCAGCAGCGTGAACTGCTGCCACCAACTCATTCCGGTTGATGAGCTGGGGGTCAAACTGGACTGAGAACTGAGCGCCCCAGTCCGTGAACTTCGGGCGGCACCGCATGGTCTTAGCCTGCCCAACAGTCACAGCACGGACGTCGCGGAACCTGGGATCGGCCTTCAGCTTGTCCAGCGTCCGAGGCCCATCGTATTCCAGCGGAACCATGTCTTCCATTACCAGCGCACTCTGTTTGATCTTTGTTCCGTTCTTCTGGAGCTTCCCGCCATCCACCATGCAGGCATCAAGCCAGAGCCCAGGCAGATAGGGGCCGATCTTCTCGTCAATGTAGAGGCCACATTCGAACTCCACATCTGCGATGTCAGAGAACATTTCATCGGTCTTTTTACGGACGGAGGTTAGCGCCTTCATTCGCTTCGTGCCCTCGTCCATGGGGTTTGCGAGCCTGATGTTGTGCATCAGCAGGACAGCGCCCTTGATTCGGAACTTGATGGTTTCCACGGTAGCTCCTATCGCTTTGGTGGGTTTGGATCATCGATGAGTTTTGTGATGGAGCAGCCGAACAACTCGGCGGCTCTAGTGGCGACATTGAGGCTAGGCAAACGCCCAACGGCGTAGACGTAACTCCGCAGGCTGTGCACGGAGATACCGAGCGCACCCGCAACGTCTTCTAGCGTGTTGCCCGTGCGGTCCCGGTATTCCCTCACGGCCTTGATGAATGCTGCTTGGTTGATTCCCATGGCGTTCGCCCTCCGTTGATAGATTAGGCACCGTTGTTAGATTGTCAACGGTTGTTTTGAAAACAACATTTGGAGCGTCGATGTAACCCCGCGCTACACACACCGAGGCTGACTCTGGGGCCAAGCAGGCGAAAGGCCTGCCCCTGCGAAATGCAGAACCCCGGAGAAAACGATGTCGCTCAAGCACAAGCTCGAAACCCTGGATGGGCTCGATGAGGCCCTGAAACCGCTCTACGCCAAAGGCGATGACGGGAAATACACGCTCCAGGTGGACGAGGCACCCGCAACCAACGCGATTGCTGAACTCAAGGCGAAGCTCAAAAAGGCAGAGGATGCCATTGAGGCCAAAGAGAAGGCTGATGCGAAGGCAAAAGCGGATGCAGAAGAAGCCAGGGCCAGGGCTGAAGGCGATTTCGAGAAGCTGAAAGCCAACCTCGCAGCCAAGGAAGCAGAGCTTTTGAAGCAGGTGGAAGAGGCCCAAGGCGGGCTGAAGTCCTACCTGCTCAAGGCAGAGCTAACCCAGGCCATCGCGGCCAACAAGGGCAACCCGCATCTGCTGAAGCTGGTCGCTGACCAGTTCGAGGCGGTGTTGAGCCCTGACGGTGCCCACAAGGTGCTGTCCAAGGCTGACCCCACGAAAACCCCTGCCCAGATCATCGAGGGCCTGAAGAAAGACGCCAGCTATCAGGCGTTCTTCGAAGGGACCGGCGCGTCTGGCAGTGGATCGGGCAACAGCAACGGAACGCTGAACAACGCTCACGCGGCGATCTTCGACCCCAAGAGCCCTTCCTACAACTACACGAAGCAGCTTGAACTCGCCAGGGACAACCCGGCGCTGTTTCAGGCGCTCCGAACCCAGTTCCCAGAAACCAAACAGGAGTAACAAATGGCTGTCACCCGCCTTACCGATCTGATCGTCCCCACCGTTTTCGCCCAGGACTACCTTGTCGAAACGATGGCGAAGGCCCGCATTTTCGCGTCCGGCCTGGTTGCGAACGATGCCCTCATGTCCCAGCTTTGCTCTGCCAATCAGAGCAACATCTTCAACGTGCCCTTCTACAAGGATCTGGCCGACACCGAAAGCAACGTCAGTTCGGACGATCCCGCCACCAACGCCACCCCCGGCAACATCACCACGGGCCAGGACATTGCGATCAAGCATGTTCGCAACTATTCATGGAGCACGATGGACCTGGAAGCCGCTCTCGCTTCCAGCGACCCCATGGGCCGCATCAAGAGCCAGGTGGCGAAGTATTGGGGTCGCCAGTTTAACAAGGTCGCCATCAACACCCTGACCGGCATCCTCGCTGGCAATGTGTCGGCCAACTCCGGAGACATGCTGAAGAACGTGGCCACCGACGCTGTTGGCGCCCCGGCTGCGGCTGAACTCATCAGCGGCGGCGTGATCCTAGACGCCAAGCAGACCATGGGTGACGCTGCCGACGCCCTGAAGATTCTCATGGTTCACAGCGTGGTGTGGACCAACCTCCAGAAGCTCTCTCTTATCGCCTTCATTCCTGGTGATAAGGCCGATGTGGGCTTCGGAACCTACCTGGGTTACACCCTGGTTGTCGATGACACCCTGCCCGCCGTGGCTGGCACCAACCGCATCACCTACACCAGCGTCCTGGCCGCTCCTGGCGCCCTGAAGTTCGGCAACGGTGCGCCCGCTACCCCCGTTGAAGTGACGCGCCTCGCCCTGGCTGGCAACGGCGAAGGGCAGGAAATCCTCAGCACCCGGAACCACTTCGCCATGCACCCCGCTGGCATCAAGTGGACCTCCAGCAGCATGGCCGGTAAGTCCCCCACCTTCGCAGAAATGGCTACCGCCGCCAACTGGACTCGCGTCTACGGCGAGCGCAAGCAGATCGGCCTCGCGTTCCTCAAGACCAACGGCTAGTCGAAACGCGCCGGGGGGCTACGGCTCCCCGGCTTCCCATTCGGAGCAAACATGGCCCGTCCACGAAAAGTGCAGCCCGCCCCCGTGGTGGAACCTGCGACCGATTCGACGGAGCCCGTCACCGTGCAGCCCGCCCCCGTGGTGGAACCTGCGACCGATTCGACGGAGCCCGTCACCGTGCAGCCCGCCCCCGTGGTGGAACCTGCGACCGATTCGACGGAGCCCGTCACCGTGCAGCCCGCCCCCGTGGTGGAACTGCACACTCCCGAATCGCTCGGCTACGCCGCTGGTGATTCGATTCCGCTCCACCACCTGAACTTGATCGGGAAGCCCATCCAATGAGCCTCGATGTCACGGTAGGAACCAGCACCGCCGAAAGCTACGCAAGCGTGGCCGACGCGGATGCCTATCTGGCCTTCCGTGGCTACACGGCCACCTGGACCGCCAAGACCCAGACGGAGAAGGAAAACCTGCTCCGCTGGGCTGCGGCTCACCTCGACACCCTCACCTTCCGGGGAACGCGATCCAGTTCAACCCAGGCCCTCCAGTGGCCCAGGCTGAACCTCGTTTCCTCGGACGGTTACGGCATCCCTGGCGACTCGATCCCCAAGCAGGTCAAGAACGCACAGGCCGAACTCGCCTTTCAGTTGATCGCCAATGACTGGACCCAGGGCCTCGGCCCGATCACCCAGGATTCGATGAAGGTCGGCAGTATCGAGATGGGGCGCAAGTCCCATACCCCGTTCCCCGCTGCCGTTGTCGCCATGCTGAGGCCGTTCCTGGCCGCTTCGCCCAATTCGGGCGGCAGGGCGGTGCGTGGATGAGCCTGCTGGATGATGTGGGAGGCGTGTTTGCTGGGCTGGGTGATCTTGCTGCACCCGCCACGCTGACGCGCACCGTTCCTGGAGCCTATGACCCTGTCACCGGCACCAACGGGGCTCCCACGGTCACGAACTGCGCTACCAGTGCCGTTCTGGATTCCTCCAGCCTCAAGACGCTGGGTTTCGTATTCGGTGACGGGCTTGTCCAAGGCGGCGACATCGGGGCCATGATCCCGGCCAAGGGGCTGACCTTTGACCCTGCTCCCGGCGACACCTTGACCGTCCTCGGCTGGGCCTATGTGGTAATCGCCGTTCAGCCCACCTTTGCCGGTGCAGTGCCGGTGTTTCACAAGCTGCTGGTGCGTAAGTGAGTTTCAGCACGGACCTCGCCCAGTTCTCGGCCAAGGTCGGGCTCAAGCTCGACACCGTGGTCAGGAAGGTGGTCATCGACATGACCTCCGAAATGGTCAGGATGACGCCGGTTGATACGGGCCACGCTCGCTCCAACTTCTTCTGGGGCATCTCCAGGGTTGGGACCATCGACCCCACCCGCAGCGCCAACGGTGCGCCTTCGCTCACACGGGCCGCTGCCTTCGCCGCCAATGTCCGGGCCGGTGGGGTGGTCTACCTCACGAACAACCTGCCCTACATCATGCCGCTTGAATTCGGGCACTCGAAACAGGCCCCTGCCGGAATGGCTCGGATCACCGTTGCCCGTTGGCAGGAACTGGTCAACAAGGCGGTGCGCTCATGAGTTGGGATGCGGCCCGCGCCGCGCTTGACACCCAGATGGCGACCCTCGCCGGAGCCACCATCGCATGGCCTGGGAGGGTATTCACCCCTCCGGCTGCTTCCACCTGGCACAAGGTTTCGTTCATCCCTGCGACGGTCGAATCCGCACTCACGGCCAGCGGAGACAAGCACGAAAAGGGCATCTACCAAGTCTCGGTTTTCGCCCCTCCAGGATCTGGCATCGGTGGGATCACCCGCGCTGTGGATGCCGTTGTGGCCCTGTTCGACCGCAAGACATTAGGCCCCGTTGGGTGCGGCGTTCCCGTGCCTGGGCCGCTCATCGAGGAAGCCGACTGGCTTCACCAGCCCGTGTCCATCCCTTTCGTTGTCCTCTAGGAGATCCCCATGCCTGCCGTTGGCAATTCCACCAGCATCCAGCTCGCCTACATCAAGGAACTCGTCCTTGGCTCCACCCCTGCGACCCCCACGGGCCAGCTAATCGCCCTCAAGGACGGGTCGAACATCAAGCGGGACCGGAAGTTCATCGACAACCCTGAATTCCGATCCGATGGGATGGTATCCCCCGGCATCGGTGGCCCGATCCGCTCCAGCCTTGGGTTGGACGAGGTTTTCAAGTATGGCGTCTATGACGAGTTCCTGGCCGCTGCGCTGGGCAACTTCGACTGGACCGCCAACGTCATCAAGGTGAAGAAGCTGAACACCAGCGGGGCGCAGAGCATCGCCGTGGGCGCTGCTGGCAAGACCTTCACCCGGGCCTCTGGTTCCTATGTCACGGATGGATTCGCGGTTGGCGACTACATCAGCACCTTTGGCTTCACCAACAGCGGGAACAACGGCACGTTCCTGATCTCCGCTGTGAGCGCCACGGTCATCACCTGCTCCACGGCCACGGGCCTTGTGGATGAGGGATCGGCTGCGGGCCGCACCATCATGACCAACATTCGCCCCAGCTTCACGTTTGAGCATGGCGAGAAGAACACGGGCGGGTATTTCCCCTTCCTGGGGTGCGTGGTGGCCGGGTTCGAGCTTTCCGGCAAAACCAATGATTACGTCACCCTGAAAATCGACTTCATGAACCTGACCACTGGGGCCAGGACCAGCACGACCCTCTTCACGGCTGGGCTCACGGCTCCCACTGACAACCCGATGATTCGGACCACGGACGGTTCGATCAAGTGGAACACGGTAGCCATCCCCAGCGTGGGCAACTGGTCGCTCAAGGTGGACCGGAACCTTTCCGCTGCTGAGGTGTGCGGTTCCTCCAGCTATTACGACATTCAGCCCCAGGCCCACAAGATCACCGGGAGCCTTGAGCTTTATTTCGACGCGACCTCGATCGCGCTCTATGACGCGATGATCGCGGAAACGGACGGGGCGCTGCAGTTCAACCTCGGGCCTGGTGGCACCAAGTCTTACCAGTTCGACCTGACCCGCACCCGGTTCAAGAACTGGAGCGGCGATCCCAAGGCCGAATTCCAGACGGTCAAGTGTGACTTCGAGTCCTTCGCGCCGAGTTCCGGCACCAACACGTCGCTCATGGCGACTCGATTGCCCTAAGGAGAAACCGTGGACCTTTCCACCATCAAAGCCCTGGAAACCGTCAAGGTCGAGATCACCCATTCGGCCTGCGAAGGAGTGTCCTTCGTCCTGGCCGGTCCCACCCATCCCGCAACGCGCAAGGCTGAACAGGCCCGCGCCGATGTTCTCGTGAAGTCGAAGAAGGCCCCCAAGGGCTCCGAGCGCGACAAGATCATGCACGAATTCATCGCCGCCCGCGTGATCTCGTGGGAAGGCGTGGAATGGGAAGGGAAGCCCCTGGAGTGCAATCACGAAAACGCGCTCATGGTGCTGTCTCACCCGAATCTGACCTTCCTTCGTGACGAAATCCTCATCGCGCTTGGGGATGACGAGGTTTTTTTCAAGGCCTAGAGGGGGAATGCTTCGATGCCGCGTGTCACGCCTTCAAGCTCGGGAAACCGGACAGCGAAGGCGTCACGCTGGCAGAGAAGGGGCGTTTCCTGGAGGAAAAGGGAATCACGCCAGCCTTCCTCATCGGCCCAGAAATCCCAGAATGCGCCTCGCATGTGTGGTCCTGGTTCCTCCATGCCAACGCCGGAAGAACGGGAAGCGGATTTGGAGCAAACCCAATCGCATGGGCAGACCTGACCGCGTTTTTCGGGCTCTTTGGGATCACCCCAAGGCCGTGGGAAGTCCTGATTTTCAAAGCCTTCGACAGGGCATATCTCGTCACCAACACTCAGGAGGAAAAGACCGATGGCTGATCTGGCGACCCTGAGTATCGCGGTTGATTCGAGGGCGGTGAAGTCTGCAGACAAGGACTTGGATTCGCTTTCTGCAACGGGCGCTAAAGCAGAACGGGCCATGGCGAAGCTTGTGTCCGTGTTCGCTGCGCTTGCCGCTGCTGCTGCAGGGCTCAAGGCCTTCTACGACACCAACGCTGAATTTCAGCGACTCAGCGCCTCCCTCGTGACCGTGACGGGATCGACGGACAAGGCAAACCGGGCCTTTGGGATGCTCCAAACCCTGGCTCAGAACACCCCTTATGAACTTTCCCAGGTCACTCAGGCGTTCATCGACCTGAAGACCCGTGGGATGGACGCTTCCGCAGAGTCCATGATCAGCTACGGGAACATGGCCTCCAGCTTTGGCCGGTCCATGGAAGACACCATTCGCGCTATCTCTGGCGTGGCAATGGGTGAGACGGAGGCCATCAAGAGCTTCGGCGTCCAGGCCCAGGCCAACGGGGACAAGATCGCGCTCACGTTCCGAGGGCAAACCGAGGTGGTCAAGCGGTCCATGGGAGCAGTGGAGGCCTATTTCAAGCGGCTTTCGGACGCGAACTTCGCAGGGGGCATGGAACGCCAGATGAACACCCTGGGCGGTGCCATGTCCAATCTTCAAGACCAGATCGCGGCGACCTTCTTCGCCATGGGTAATGCAGGCCTAAGCGACAAGATGATCTCTGGCATCAAGGGCCTGACCCAGTCCATCGCAGACGCCACGCCTGCCTTGGTAGGGCTGGCGACAAACGGAGTCAACGCATTCAACGCCACCTATGCCGCTGCGGTCCAGTATTCCGGGGCACTCAAGGCCATGGTGGCGATTCCGGTTGCAATGTGGCTCAACACGGCTGTTTCTGCCACGGCTGCGCTGATTGCTCCGACCATCCGGGCCATCGCTCTGACCACGGCGCTTTCCGTCCAGGCTGGGAGCTTCGGCATCGCGGCCACCGCTGCTGCGGCTGGAACGACCCTCTGGAACGGTGCGCTGTCCGTTCTGGGTTCCACGGCTGGGATGCTTGCCATCGGCCTGGGGGCGCTCTACATCGCCACAAAGGGGATTCGGGACGAAACCGATCGGTTGAACGAGGCCACCGCAGCCCAGCAAAACAGGTATGCCTTGCTTGGCAAGCCTCTGGACGAGGCCAGGGACAAGCTCCAGGATCTCCGCGAAGAAAACGAGCGGCTGCAAAAGGTTCTCAAGGGTGACAAGAACGTCCAGATCCTCGACCCGACCGGGCAAGCCTTGGTGAACCAGATCAGGAAGAACGGCGGAAACGCTGACCAGATTTGGTATGCCGAGGAACTGGCGAAAAAGGTCACAGCGCAGGTCAAGCTCAATGCCGACCTGAAGAAATCCCTTGAGGACAAGAACAAGGCCACGCGTGATGCTGCCGAGCTCGAGAAAAAGCACCTCGAGCAGAAGAAAACCTTTGTCGAGAAGCTGAAAGACGAGATCGCCACCCACGGGCTCGGCAAGGCCGCGATGGTCCTTTACGAAGCGGCCAAACTGAAGCTGACGGGGGCAGACCTCAAGCGGGCCAACACCCTGGCCGGGCTCATCAAGAAGGAAGAGGAATACGCCCGATGGCAGGAGCTCAACTCCGACTGGCTGGAGAAGGATTCACGAAAGCGCCAGGTCGAAGAGGACCGGCTTTTCCGCATCACGGATTGGGCTCAAGGCGTTGTCGAAAGCCTGGATGACCAGACCGCAGCCGCGCGGCGCTATGCCTCCGAGCTTGCCGCCATCAATTACCAGTTGAAGCAGGGCGAAATCAGCGAAGCTAAGGCGGTGCAGCTTCGTTCCGCGGCCTGGGGGCGAACCGAAACAGGCCAGATGACGCAACGATACAACCCCGCCCTGGCCTTCGACATGGCAAAGGATCGGCTCGATCGGATTCCAGGCCTCGATTCCGACACCTATACCAAGGCCCTGCGGGATCTCCGCTATGAGTTCGACGCCACCTTCCGAACCTTGTCGGACGGGATGATGAACCTTGGCGACAACATGGCCCGGAGCTTCGCCAACTGGATCATGAAGATCGACGGTGCCAAGTTCGCCTTGAAGGATCTGGCCCGGTCCTTTGCGGCTGATATGGCCTCAATGTTCGCCCAGCAGGCCTCCCGGCAGTTCATGGGCTGGGTCATGGGCGGGATCTCCAGCGCATGGGGCGGATTTGGGAGCGGAAGTGGAGGTTCAACAACCTACAACCCTGGCAGCGGTTCAGGTGTTGGGATGAACCCTCGTGGCTTTGCATCGGATGGCCCTGCTCCCTCCATCGTGGTCAACGTGAACAGCGCAACAGGTGCCGTGGATGCCAGCGGCGGGACCGGTGCGGGTGTGGACCTCGGGAAGCGCATCGCCGGGGCTGTCAAGGCAGTGATCGCTGACGAAATGCGCCCGGGTGGGCAACTCGCATCGGTGAGGCGGTAATGGCGACATTCACATACAAGCCCGACAAGAGCGCGGCGGGCTCCAATGCCCCCCGCATACGCAAAGCCCAGTTCGGGGATGGATACGAGCAGCGGGCCTTGGATGGCCTGAACCCTGACCTTGCCAAGTGGTCGCTTTCGTTCACGGGCCGGTCCCAGGCTGATGCCTTCGCCATCCGGGACTTCTTCATTGCCCAGGGTGGCGTGACTGCCTTCGACTGGACCGCGCCGGATGGGAGGACCGGCAAGTGGGTTTGCGACTCCTGGAAGGTGCAGGCCGTGGATTACACCGTCTGGGCTGTTTCGGCTGAATTCCGCCAGGTGCCCAAGTGACCATCCCGCACACCGAACTTCAGAGCCTCACCCCCACGGCGCTGCTCACGTTCTTCGAAATGGACGCGACCAGCATCGGCCTCGCCACGAAATACCGTTTCTTCGACGGGGCCAACGGCCTGGGCGCTGATGCCGTTTGGCAGGGCCTCACCTATCAGGCCATGGCGATTCAGGCCGAGGGATTCGAGATGAGCAGCAACGGCACCCTGCCGCGCCCCACGCTGCGGGTGGCCGCGCTTGACGGGCTGATCGGTGGCCTGATTCGGGGTTACGAGGATCTGCTGCGGGCCAAGATCACGCGCAAGCGCACATTCGCCCGCTACCTGGACGCGGCCAACTTCAGCGGCGGCGTGAACCCCTACGGAACGCCGGACCCCACCAAGGGCCTGACCGATGACGTTTTCTTCATCGAGCGGAAGCGGTCGGAAACCAGCGATTACATCGAGTTCGAGCTTGTGTCTGCACTGGACCTGGAGGGCATCAAGTTCCCCCGCAGGCGCATCCAGAGCACCATCTGCCAGCACACGACAACGGACCTTTGCCCCTACGTCGCGTCCTGTGACAAGACCCTGGACGGGTCCAACGGCTGCAAGTTCCATTACCCCACCCCGGAAGGAACCGTCACCAGCAGCGGGAACGTGCTGCCATTCGGCGGATTCCCCGGTGCCCGCCTGCTGGGTGGCCGATGACCCCCGGAACGCTGGAAGTCATCCGCGCCCATGCCAGGGAATGCGCCCCGGCTGAGTGCTGCGGCCTGCTGGTTTGGGATGGACACGATGGGGCCACCTACCGCCCATGCCGGAACGTCGCCACGCATCGGGAATTCGAGATTCACCCGGAGGACTGGGCCAAGGCTGAGGACACGGGCCAGATCATCGGCATCGTGCATTCTCACCAGGACAGCCCGGAGCCCAGCAGCGCCGATGTGATGGGGCAACTGTATTCCGGCCTGCCGTGGTGGATCGTCACCCAGGACGGTTGGAAGCGCATGCCGAGCCCCAGCAGGATCGAGGGCAGGCCCTTCGCGTGGGGGTTCCAGGATTGCTACTCGCTCATTCAGGACCGGCACCGTGAGCTTCCAGACTTCACCCGTGAGCGGGGGTTCGAGCAGACGGGAGATCCCTACCTTGACCACCTGGAGGCCGCTGGCTGGGCCATCGTCCAAGGCGACCCAGAACCCGGCGATGTGCTGTTCTTCAAGATCCGCTCGGGTTCGGTGAATCACGCCGGGGTCTACGTTGGCGAGGGGCAGATGCTCCACCACCTGCCGGGGCGGCTTGCCGTGCGTGAGCCCATCGGAGCTTGGGTCCGTGCACTTTCCCATACCGTGAGGCCGAAATGAATCTGTTGGATCGAAAGCCCAGGCGAATCGTGCTTTACGGGCACCTGCGGGAAAAGTTCGGCAGGGAGTTCCGCTTTGCCGTGGAAACCCCGGAGGAAGCAGGCCGCGCACTGTGCGAGATGGTCCCTGGATTCAAGTCTCATATCGCCTCCAACCTCCGGCCCGGGTATCGGGTCATCGTTGGCAAGGACGAGCGATCCCCGGAAACCCTGGCGCACCCGTGCGGCGGCGAGGTGATCCGCATCGTGCCCATTGTTGCGGGTGCAGAAAAGAGCAATCTCGAAAACGTTCTGATCGGCGCGGCTCTGATCGGGCTGGCGGCATGGAACCCGATGGGCTGGGCGGCGATAGGGGCCAAGGGCGCTTTTGGTCTTTCCATGATGAGCGGAATAGGCATGAGCATGGTTTTCGGAGGCGTGGCTGCTGCGCTGACCGATGCTTCAGGCCCATCCGCCCGCAACGGTGCCAATTCACTGGACTCGTATGTCTTTTCTGGCCCCACCAACACCGTAGGGCAGGGCGGGCCTATCCCGGTGGTACTTGGCGGGCCTATCCGAGCCGGTGGACCCCTCATTTCCTGCGGGATCGTCGCAGAGGACTACAAGAAGGGCGGGAATATCGGCCAGGGTGCGCCCGACGATATTGGGACAGTTGGCGGAAACGGTAGGTCTTTGCCCTACGTCTGGGCAGTAAAGGCGATCTGATGGCTTATGCGGACCTTGAATCTGGTGGAATCGGATGGGATGGAGGGGATCTCCCACCACTCCCAGAGGCCCCTACGCCTGGGAATGGTGGCGTTTCCGGGCCTGTCCCTTCGTTTGCAGACCGAATGGAGTTCGGGCGCTTCGCGGTAGCGGTGTCCGAGGGGCCTATCCGTGGGCTTGTTGACGGGCTCAAGTCTGTTTATTTCGATTCGACCCCGGCACTCGGCAGCGATGGCACCAAAAACATGAGCGGGATGACTGTTGCCAACGTGGTAGGGCATGCAGACCAGAGCGCGATTGAGGGGTTCAGTGCTGCGGAATCTGAAACCAGCGTGAACGTCAAAGTGGTGAAGGCAACGCCGCAGGTTAGGACGTACACGACAACTGGTATCAACAGACTCCGCGTGAGGCTGGCATTCCCGGCGCTCCGCAAAATAACAGGCGGGCTAGAGTCTGCAGCTTTCGTCACCTTCAAAATCGAGCGTCAGTCTGCGTCTTGGAACGGTGGGGCTTGGCAAGAGGTCGAGCTTGCGGATGGGGGGGCCATCGCCGGTATTTTTGGAGGTCGCACCAGTAAAACCTACACGATTGACCTTCCAGCCGCTGGGCCGTGGTCCTTGCGGATCACAAGGCTTACGGATGATGCGCCATCCCCAACGGGTGGGCTTGTTGTCTATGACGAGCTTTGGTGGGACGCAACAGCTCTCATAACTGATTCCAGATACCGCTACCCCGGGGTATCCGTGATTGCAGCAGCGGTGGACGCTCGGAGGTTCCAGACCATCCCCAGCCTGACCGCCGATGTTTACGGGTTCGCGGAATGCCTAATCCCGGCCAACTATGACCCCATCGCCCGGACCTACCGCACCACGGGAACCGGGACGAGCGGTGGAACCTGGGATGGGACTCTCGTAACCGGATGGACGAACAACCCGGCCTGGGTGCTGCTCACGGTCTGCACCAACACCCGCTGGGGACTGGGTGAGCGGATCGACGCCAGCAAGATCGACGTTTGGAGCCTCTACCGCGCCGCGCAACGATGTGACGAACTGGTCAACGATGGCAAGGGCGGGACCGAGCCGCGCTACACCTGCTCAACCGTTCTTCAGGAGCAGGTGGACGGGATCACGCTGATTCAGCGCCTCGCCAGTGTCATGGATGCCGTTGCCTACGGGTCGGGGAACACGATCAGCATCATCCAGGATCGGGACGATTCCCCCGTTGCTCTGTTCAGCGCCTCCAACGTGATCGACGGTCGCTTCTCGTATGAGGGCACCGCGGCTTCCGCACGGCACACCGCCTGCATCGTCAGCTATACGGACCCGGACAACGGATATAAGCCAAGCCAGGAATACATCGAGGATCAGGCCGCGATTGCCCGCTACGGATACCTCCCCTTGGAGATCACCGCCGAAGGCTGCACAAGCCGGGGACAGGCGCGGCGCAAGGGGCTTCATGCGCTCATCACGGAGCAGACCCAGACCGAGACGGTCACTTTCGAGACGGGCCTTGAGGGTGCCGTTTGCCGCCCTGGCGACATTGTTCAGGTTCAGGATTGGACCCGCGCCGGTCAGATCCGGGCCGCTGGCCGCATCGCCGGGGTGGCCTCCAACGTCATCACGTTAGACGCGCCGGTCACGCTTGGAGCCGGGAAAACCTACACCCTGAAATGCACCCTCCAGGATGGGACGGTAGCCAGCAAGGCCGTTTCGACCGGGGCCAGCACCACGGCCACGATCACCTTGGCATCGGCATTCTCGCCCCTGCCTATCGTGGATGCCCAGTGGCAGTTGGTGGAGGCCTCGGACGTTCCCAGCCTTTACCGGGTGGTGAAGGCAACCGAGCAAGAGGCCGGGAGAAACTACGCCATCACGGCGCTGCTGCACAACCCGGCCAAATACGCCGCCATCGAGGCCGGTGTCACCCTGGGGCCAGTCACTCCGCGGCCTGGGTCGAAGTTCCCTGCGGTTTCAGGCCTAACCCTGAACGACCGCTGCGAGGTTCTGCCCGACCGGCTGCGGTATGTTCTCGATGCCACATGGACCCCCAATAGCACCGCCACGGGTTACGCCGCAGAGATCCGTCTTGATTCCGGCGCTTGGGAGCCCATGACCCTGGCCGGGGCCTCGGCTTCGTGCGAACTCCCCAAGGTCGGGGGGTGCGAAGTGCGGGTGCAGGCGGTTTACACGACCGGGACGAGCGCATGGGCAACGGCAAGCAGGACGGTTTCTGCTTCGTCCTCTGTCCCTGGGATCGTCCTCGAGGCTTCAGACCTGGCCCGCCAGTCTGGGAACCTGGTTAAAAATGGAAACTCTGAAATGGCGTCGCCAACAGGGCTTGAGGCGGAATCCGTTTACTCGGGCTATGGCAGAAGTGGCACTAAATGCCGGAAAATTGACAGCACGTCAGCGTTCACGTGGAAGAAGATTGCAGCGTTCCCAGCATCACAGGGCCAAGAGTTCTACCTTGAGGGTTGGATCGACTGCAACAACCCGCCAAGCGGAGGCGGGTATCTTAACCTCGATTTCCTAGACTCTTCCGGGGCTGTGGTTGGGTATTCCAGGACTCCGGGGAATGCGAATACATCGGGGTTTTCTGCTGTCGGTTCTAAATCCAGCATTTCTGGGACAGCCCCGGCAGGTACTGTCCAATGCTGCGTTTACATTGGCGCAGATAGGGCACTCGTTTGGTTCGATGACATTTACTGTGAGCGAAAGCAGCAGGCGGCGCTGGATGCGTTAGCCCAGGCAAACGCCGCGGTTTCGGCAGCGGCCACGGCACAGGCCGCAGCAGATGGGAAAATTGACTCGTTTTTCCAGACCACACCCCCAGCCAGCGCAAGCGAAGGGGATCTCTGGTTCGACACGGACGATGGAAACAAGCTCTACACCCGCCGTTCGGGTGCCTGGGTTGTCACTCAAGACAGCCAGATCGGCGCGGCCATTTCGGCAGCAGCCACGGCCCAGGGAACGGCAGACGGGAAGGCCCGGATCTACTACCAGGCCGCAGCGCCAACCGGCCTAAGCGCTGGCGACCAAGGCGACCTGTGGTGCGATACCGACGATAATTTCAAGCTCTGGGCCTGGACGGGTAGCGCATGGCAACTCGCCCAGGACTGGCAGACCGCCAACGCGGCGGCGGCTACGGCCCAGGGAACGGCAGACGGGAAGGCCCGGATCTACTACCAGGCCGCAGCGCCAACCGGCCTAAGCGCTGGCGACCAAGGCGACCTGTGGTGCGATACCGACGATAATTTCAAGCTCTGGGCCTGGACGGGTAGCGCATGGCAACTCGCCCAGGACTGGCAGACCGCCAACGCGGCGGCGGCTACGGCATCAACCCTGGCAGGGTATGCCGACAATTTGGCCCGAAGCCCGCAAAACCTCATCAAAAACGGGAACTCAGAGGACGCAAGCCCAACAGGCCTTGAGGCCGCAAACGTCGAAGCATACGCGGCAAAAACAGGTACGAAGGCCCGCAGGATCTTGAGGGCAACCGCGGGATCGACCTATGTTCAGGTGGCACAATTCCCAGTTGCGCCCGGCGAGCAATACATGGCCCAAGGGTGGGTCACGCTAGACGCAGGAGTCACGGCGAGGATCTACCTTGATTGGTGGTCTGCATCCAGCCTGATCAGCAGCAGCACGACCGACCAAGTCACCGGGTCTGCTGGTTACACGTTGTCTTCAGGTGGTGGGGTTGCACCGGCAGGCTCAATCCTCTGCAAGGTCTATATCAGCGCAACAACTACCAGCCCAAACACTGAGGCCGTTTGGGATGAGCTTTATTGCTGCAGGAAAATCAGCGCAGGAATGCTTGAGGCTGACATTGCCCTGCTCGGGGTTGTCCGTTCGCCCGGCTACTCCGCAGGCTCATCCGGCAATGCCCCCACCGGGTTCAAGCTGTCCGGCCCTGCCTTCACCACGACCTATAAGGACGGGACCAACGACGCAAATTGTCACTTCGAGCTTGAGGGCGCGGCGAACTTTGGGGGCTACAAGGTCGCAACGGTGAACACTCGGCTGTTCCAGTCGATCTCCGAATACACAACGGCAGGTTCGTATTCCTGGGTGTGCCCTCCAGGCGTAACGGTTGTGGAGCTGACCATCATTTCAGGCGGTGGAGGTGGTAGCGGTGGCGATGCTACCCATGCCGGTGGAGGTGGTGGTGCTGGCTGCTGTTTGCGCCGGAGGATGACTGTCACCCCTGGAACCAGTTATTCAATCGTGGTAGGCGCTGCTGGCTCTGCCGGAGCTTCCGGAGTTGCTGGGGGTAACGGCGGCGATTCTTCCGCCATGAGCATTACCCTCACAGGTGGTCAGGGCGGGACTGTCACCGTTTCCGGCTCAAACTTTGTCGGCGGTGGCGGTGCGTTCGTTGGGCCTGAAGGCATTACCGGGACGTTCTCTGCCTCGGGAGCGGCTGGCGCTACCTCTACATATTTCCAATCCACATACGTCACCGGAAGCGGTGGAGGCAACGGGAGCAGCGTTGGTGGCCGGGCAGACGGTGGGGTTCTTGACTCGCCCGTCCTGAATGCTGGCGGTGGTGGTGGCGGGTCTGCCATGGGCGTTGGGGGCGGTCAGTCCTTGACCACGGGCAACCAGCCAGCCGCGACAGCCTACGGAGCAGGCGGAAGCGGCGGCGGGAAGGGCTACTCTGGGGCCGCTGGTCGCCAGGGATATGTGAGCATCATTTACTAGGAACCGACACGAACAGGGAAGCAGGGCCAGAGAACGCCAACACCCCGGCGCTTTCGGCCCTGCACCTGTATTTGTTCATGCTCATGGCCGGGGTGACAGCATGGACGGTCAGCACTTCGGACGATGCGCCATCGACATTGGCCCATTCCGAGCCTGGGGCCTGGACCTCCCATGTGATCGCCATCGGGGCAGAGCAGACCACGGAGGCGGTGAACTTCGCATCCTGGCCTTCCATTACAAAGGCATCCTGTGGCCCTGCGGTAAAGGTGGGCGGAACGATGGGCCGGTTAGTCCCTCCAGAGCCAGCGCAGCCCAGGATTGCTACGGTTGCGGAAAGCGCGATGGGTAATCGCATGGTGAACCTCCAGTTGGGCATGCCAACGGCTGGGGAATCCGCAAAGGCTGCGGAAACCCGTTGTGCGGAATTTGTAACGCCTGTTCCACCAAAAACGAGCAAAATTCGCCAAAATTCAGCCAATTTTGAAGGGTGCGAGCAGATGCAGGAAAGCCCCGAAACCTAGTGGTGACGGGGCTTCTTTTTGGAGCCAACGACAGGATTTGAACCTGCGACCTGCTGATTACGAATCGTTGGACCGTTGGCGCGTGGCTGTAGTGTTGGTGCGGGTTTGCGCATGATGCCGAAACGTGTGTCACGCTCCTTGCACCCTTTCCCTTATGCCCGCTTCCAAAGTTGGGCCTGAAGTTCGGTTTGATTTTCAAGGCTCGTTTCCTGGTAAATCAGCGTGGTTCGTGGGTCTGCGTGGCCTAGCATCTCCTGGACTTCCTTCAGTGGTGCGCCGGAGGAAAGATGCAGGGTCGCAAATGATCCCCTCAGCCGGTGCATGCCAAGCCCTTCGATGCCCCCGCGCTTGAGCGCCTGCCGAAGCCAGCCCTGCACAGCATCATTCGGGCTGGTCGGGTTTGAAGATCGGTTTGCTTTCTCCGGGCGCACCAGAGGCAATGGTCTGGGCGCCGCACTTCTGGCATTTCAGGACGGGTCCGAAAAACCTCGACCAGGAATGGGGGCATTCTCGGTGGTCATGGTTCATGGCGTCATGCTCCTGGACAGCTACACCCATCCGGGCGTGGCTTTGCGGTGGAAGGTGTGGAGGCCGAAGGCGCGGTGCCTCCACCATCCGTTGAACTCCTGAATGTCTCCTCGGCTGGTAGAGGACCATGCGATCCTCCCGCGCCAGTTCCAATCGAATGGGCTCATGGTGTCCTCACGGTTTGAAAAAAAATGACGACGCGGCGCACATCTTTCGTGAGCCCGAGATACTGAATCACCTTCCCGGAGGGCTCGCGGTTGCCCCTGGCTATGTCGGAGACGAACGCCGCCGAAACGCCGAGGTGAGCCGCAAAAGATCGGAGCGACCCGTGCTCTTTGCAGGCCCTACGGACCATCTTTCGCACTTCGGATTCGTCGATGACTTCCATCGTCGGGCTCCTGGACAGGCTCAGGCTTCGGCCTGCGCGGGTTCCGCAATGGTCTTGCCGGTGCCCTTACATTTGGGGCAAACGCGGTGCTTCACGCCTTCCGCGGCACTCCATCCGATGCACTGGAAACCGGGGCGCTTCAGGTCGCACGTAGCACACAGCCCGGTTTTCCGTTCCCATTCGGCCACCCATGCGCGGTGGTCTTCATCTGGAATGTCGATCACCTTCCGGGTGGATTTCTCGGCGTATTTCCAGGCGATATTCCCGTCGGCGAGAAGAGGGGCCTGCATGAGCTCGACCCGCGTTCCCTCTGGGCGTTTCTTGGTCGCATCCAGGGCCCTCAGAGATGCGCAATGGTAGCCTTCACCCACTCCGCAGAGTTCCCTTGCATGGTCTTCAAGTAGGTTTGCCATTTGGTTCTCCTGGACATCAGCGTTTAGAAGGGCATCCCGACTTCTGCGGGAGTCCAGTTGGTGGGAGGGGTGATCCGCATGAAACCCTGGGCTTCCAGCACCCAAAAACGGGTTCCGGGCTCCTGCTTGGCGAGGCGTTCGGCTTCGTTCTTGGCGGATTCCTGGGTGGGGTGTTTGCAGACCGGAACGCGCCCGTAGGGGCTATCGTTCCAGACCATCCAGAACTTCCCGGCTTCGTCGTGCATTTGATTCCCTTTCATGGACAGCCGTTCCACCCTCGCGGCTGTGATGGTGCTTGCGTTCCGCCTTTCGGGGGTCACGGGGCTGCACCTTTCTGGACAGGTGCTTACAGGTGGGATTCAAGGGCGCGGATGCAGCCCTCGATAGAATTGGCGGGCGCGTTCCAGGTGCCCACCTTCAGGTTCCAGAGCAGACCTTCGCGGGTGATGGTGATACCTGCCCCGAATTCCTTTTCGAGCCGGAGAAGGCGGCGCTCAATCGCGGGTTTGAAGATCACGGAAGCCTCCGAGAGTGGACATCAGTGATTAGGGGAGAGAACGCCAACCCGGAAGCCGCCGACTCGAAGGAATTTGCGGTAGCCGTGGCGCTCTGAGAATAGAGGCGGGTATTGGCTGGTCTGAACCACGGTCAACCCGTAGCCCAACACCCTGAACCAAAATCCCCAACGCCAGAAATGGCAAGCGGTGTGTGGGTGCATGGCATCCATCTCCTGGACATCACGCGCCAAGCCAGGATTCTGGGTTGGACGAGATGAGGGTTACGGGTCGCGGGTGCAGGGTGGGATAGGCGCGGTGCCGGAACTCGGTCAACTGATCCGGGGTCATCACCTCGCAGGCAATCTCAAGTTCGCGGGTCTGGTCATCGAAGGCGCGCTCCAGTTCCGCGACACGGGCGCGGAGTTCCTCGATTTCGGTCTGTTTGCTCTTGTAGGGCCGGTTTTCGTCGGGCTTGATAGTCGGTTCCATGGCTTGCTCCTGGACATCAGCCGATCAGGGCTTTGGTTGCGATGGCGATGGCTTCAGATTCCGAAGTCCCGGCAGCGATCTGGACTAACGCTTCCTCGTAGCGGTTCACCTTCTGCTCGAACTCCTTGTTCGACCTCTGAAGACTGATGATTTGGAGGTAGCGCCTCATTTCAGGTTCAGGCGTGGCTTTCATGGTGGTCCTTTCTGGACAAGATTCACAGCGGTTTCAAAAGGTCGGATTGAAGTTGGGCGTCAACCTCGGGACCGAAGATCGTCACGATGGCGCGGCGCACTTCTCCAGCTAGGGGGTTGTGGGTGCCTGTCATGGCGATATGAAGGCAGAGCTTGGCGACTTCCAGAGCGGTCGGATTGGGCATGAAGTATTCCCACTCGCAAGCATCCCCTCGTTCATGGTTCCCACGACACAGTGCCAATCCACCTTCGGTAGTTTCCATCAAATTGCATCGGTGCATCGGATAGCTCCTGGACAGGCTCACTTTGTCCCGAGCAGGGACAGGGAGCAGATACAAAGCTCAGTTGATGGGAAGTCATCTTTTGCGATCAGAGCTTTCACTTCCCGGTATTGCTCCATCGTCTCTACGGGATCACTGGTCGTGACAATCCCGTCCATGTTCCAAATGGTGCCTGCCTGGATTTGTCGGATCGCATGATAGTGGTAGATAAGCACAGCGCCTCCTGGACATTAGAAAGCGGTGTTCACGGTGAATTCGTGGCTGCACTTCGGGCAGACCACTTCGACGCCCTCCATGCTTTCTGCGGGGCAAGGGTGTTCTCGCCCGTCCCAAAAATCGGCGTATTCCAGGAGGTCAACATCCTCGTGGCAAGCGGGGCACTCCACATTCAGGGAAATGTCCCAGTAGGCAGTTGGGTTTGGCATCGTCATGCTCCTGGACAGATTCACTGCTGGTTGATGATCCGGTCGCAATCCGCCTCGATTTCCTTCCACTTCTCCAGCGTCCGGGCGCGGCTCGCCTCGTCATGGATCTCTGCCAACACCATCTCCTTCATCCGGACGCAGATGGGGTTCGTGCAGCTGGCGAGGGTGAACCAGTGACCCGGGCGCGTGGGGTCGAGGGTTGAATGGGTGGGGTGGAAGTGCTCGGTGACAGCCTTCAGGGCTTCGAGCTTCGTGACTTCCCCGGGTCGCATTGGGATTCCCTTTCTGGGATGGGGGGTGTGACAAGCGTTGTCACACCCCGGCGTGATAGTGGACATGCTCAGTTTTTTGGAATTTCTATGCATGTCGAGAACGACGTGCATAGGTTTTGGACATGCTCAGGCTTGCGCCGGAGCATTGGTGAGGCGTTGTAGGCAGGTCAAGAAAAGCCACGCATAGAGCCCGTGTGGATCGGCGTGGAAGTAGATGTCGGAGTCCCGGTCCCCCACAATCACGGTTTCGTGGTTGTGGATGGCGAAGGGCACCTCGAAAACTTCCTCCCTTCCGTCCCGGTGAAACTCCATGCTCACGGTGGCGATGTCGCTTTCGGGTTCGTCCGGGTCCGAAATGTTGAACTCGATGCCTACCTGTTCGGCGTATTCGATGGCGATGAGACGGGCGATGCCCTTTACATCGTCTTTGAATTCAGCGTGGGTTTTCATGCGCCCTCCTTGGGCGAGGATGGACAGCTTCAGTTTTTGAGGGCTTCGCGGGTGATGGCAGCGACTTCCGTGTACCAGCCCATCCGAAACGAAACTTGCTTGATGCGCTCCAGCGCAGAACGGTAGCGGTCCCGTTCATCTTGGAGTCGTTCCACGAACTGGCGGTCATCCTTGATACAGTCATCGCAGAGGACCATGGCATCCGGTTCGTTTTCTGTGTTGCCTCCGCAATTTGAGCAACTGGAACTCATGGTTCACCTTTCTGGACATTCACGGGTTGAGGGGGACTACAACGGTCTTGTGGGTCTTGGCGCAGTCACGGCAGATCACAGCCCAGTCGCCCAGGTAATCCAGCTTGTAGCTCCAATCAATCTCTTGACCGTTGATCCGGGTGTAGTCGTCTCGATACTCCAAGCCCTGGTCGTAATTCAGGTTGGCATCGTAGAAAACCTTGCAGTCGCACACATCACAAAGACGGTAATCAGCTAGTGCCATGTTGGTTCTCCCTTCTGGACAAAATCTGTTTCTGGGCATGGAGGCAGATCCTCCGTAATGGGGGTGTAGACGGTAGGTTCATCTGGTTCGCCCCACGAAACGGGCATAACGCCTCCTGGACAGTTATGGATGGGCATGGTTCTGCTTCCAGAACTCGCGCACTGAATCGGGGGTGTAGGTGTAGGGCGCGACCTTTCGGACCTCATCCCACGTTTTGCAGGCGTTCACTCTGGAGACCAGGACTGCCTTTTCCGCTGGAGTGATCCAGTGTTTGGGATGCCAGTCACCCATGAACCGAGAGGCAAAGGTCTTCTTCCATGTTCCAAGATCGGGCAGTCGCATGGTTCACCTTTCTGGACATCATTGGTTGAGGACGAAGTCGATGCGCTTCTGCATGGCGGCATCTTCGGCGTAGCGGTTCCCGATGTGTTCGCGGCACTCTCGGGCTAGGGCTTCAAGTTCAGTCACCCGACAATGGAGACGCCCAAGCCAGTAGGGCTCGTTGCCATCATTGGACGGGTGTGCAGTTAGCCCGAGTCTCTTTGCGGTGGATTCTGCGGTGGTCATGGGTTCCTCGTTCTGGACAAGATCAATCGGTAGCGCATGAGAAATCGCCATGCAGGCGTTTGACAGCCTCGCAATACGCGATGTGTGCAAGTTCTGCGGTTTCGTATCGGCCAACAATCGTTGACTTGCCGTTGGCCTGGATGGTTGCCCGCCATTTCATGCGGGACTGCTCCCAGCTAACGCCCTTGAGCCCACTTGAGCTATTTGAGTTGCGACCCCGGTTGTATCCGTTTTCTGCCGGAGTTGCTGGCCTAAGGTGAGATGGGTTGACGCATTTTTTAACCCTGCAAATGTGGTCGATGTAAAACCCATCAGGGATGGGTCCACAATGCATCTCGTATGCGAGTCGATGAGCTGAAACCATTTTTCCTTCAATCTCCATGACTCCGTATCCACCTCTCCTTACTGAGCCAATCCAGATCCAGCATTCGCTTGGAGATCGCTTGGCTACTTTTGACCAGAATCTAGACTCGGTAGGCTTGGGTTTAGATCCGCGCTTTCCCATTCATTCCTCCGTTGCCGTTTCCGGCCTTGGCTGGCGTCGGTTTTGGTTTCGGTGTGTCCGGTCCTGAAACAACGCGGGTCGGGATCACGGGGCAGAAACGGTTCAGCACGGCCTCGATTTGCGCGGTTCGCTCGCTCATGCCGCCCCCTTGAACCGGGGAAGCGCGGGCAGGTCCGGCCATGGGTTGCTTTCGCCCTTGCGGTTGCCGATCAACTTCTTGGTGTTGTTGGCTGAGGTTCGCAGGGTGTTGTATTGCTTGGCGTCCTGGCAAACAAGCATCTTGGCTACGGTGGCACAGTAGGCTTGGACAAGGTCAGGGATCGTTTTCTTGGGCTGGCCTGCGCTGGGCTTGGGCGCGGCTTGATACAGTCGTTGGCACTCCATGGCTTTGGCAACCGCGAGCTTGTCTTTCAACTCGCCGTGGATGCGGCCCCATTCGGCCACGGCTTTGTGCGCTGGGGTGTAGAACGTCTTGAGCCAGATCCGTGCGTAATCGGCG